GGCGATTCAGGCGTACAACCGCCGCGCCTACATCACGCCGTGTGGCGGATGTGGCAACAGCGACCCGGAAAAGCGTTGCCTTAACTGCCGGCACGATTTTAACGCCGCCCACGCCGACCTGTCCGTGGAGGTGCGGGAGTTGGTGGAGGCGGCAACTGAAATTGCCGACAACACTGAAAACTGGAACCGCGCTGTTATCGAAATCATCGGGCGGCAGCCGAACACGGGCATCGGCACCGAACGCCTGCGCGCCGCCCTCGCCAAGTTCACCCAGGAGAAGCCGTGAACGACTTGAAAGTATCCGAGGGCATCAGTGGTACATGGTTCTATCACTTGAGCCGTGATGAGCACTCCACCACGGCGCTTTGCGGTGCTCGAACCATGCGGACTGGCGTGCCGCTTTCAGCGTGGGGAACGCGTGGGCACCTCAACGAGCGCTGGTGCGAGAAATGCCGTTCCGCTGCCGACTTTCCGACAAAGGAGAAGCCGTGATGGGAGAGAAGATGCTCACGCTTGAACAAGTGCGTATGCAAATTGCGGCGCTTGGCTACAACGAAACCCGCACACGGTGGCTTGAAACGATCGACGCCCACCTCACCCAGCCGGCGCAGGCGGTGGATGTGGGGGCGATCAATTCCGTAATCGTGGATCTGGAAGAAAGGGCGAGGAACGGCGGCGACGCTTTCCAGGATGAGTTCGAGTCGTGGGCCAGTGCCCTCACCGCCGCCCTCACCAGGAATACCCAGGGAGCACTGACCATGAAAATCTTCGTCATCATGTTCAACGACTACCCGGAGGAGGTCTGTGCGCCGGGTACCACAGAAGCACAGGCCGACGCTCGAGCCGCCGAGATCAAGGAGGCCTACTATGTCAAGCAGTACGGGACGAAGTGGCAAGAGCTCAAGGGACTCAACGCTCCCGGCCCGGTCTACGTGAAGGCCAGGGAAGTGTCGCTTTACACGCCGCCTAACATCACGCCGGTGGAGGAGACCGTGGCAGATGCTGGCCGTTGGAACCGCTTCCGGAAGGCGGCCGTGGCCTGCGTCAACCATCAGGACTTCTCGTTCCCGGAGCGGTTCAGCGAGATCCTGGGAGACCCCGAGTACATCAGCGAGGCGCGCTTCGACGAGGCGTTTGACCAAGCCTGCACGGAGACTCAGGAATGAGCCCCGGGGAGACCTGGGATGGTCAGGCGTATGCTCAAGTCTGCAGGGACCTCGAGTACTGGAGGAACCGGGCGCTCAGGGCCGAGGAGGCGCTAGGCAAGTACATCGAGCAGGACAACCCGACGTCCTGATCGAGCGATTACGACGAAGCAGGGAGTGACGTGTCATGATCCGGTTCATCCTGAAGTGCACCAAACTGTCCCGTGGTCTGGACGGTAAACCCGTTCGCGAAGAGACCTACGAGACTCTGAAGCTGGATGTACCGGACCTGGAGAAGGCTCTCCGCTCCAACAGCGTTTGCCGCGAGTCTGGATACACCCGGACGACGCTGATTGGAGCGGAGGTGATAGGGTCTCAAACAAATTAGTTGCCCGAGGCGTCCGCACCGAAGGTGCAGCTCGAGGTGCTCACCAGCGTCCCGCTCTTGTACAAATACACGGTGACCGTGCCGCCGTTGCTGGCGCTCGTGTTCACCGTCGTCGCGGATGCCGTACAGCTGCACGTCCGGTTCGTCGTAAGGGCCGACTGAGTGGGGGCGCCATTGATGTACGAAGCCGTGCCGCCGCCTGGAACCGCGCCACTGGAAAATCCGCTCATGGCGAACATCACCGTGTAGCTGCTGACGGAGTCGCCTGCGGGCAGCCACGTACCGCTTGTCGGCGTACCCGTGCCAGCGCTGATGCTCCATGTGCCATCCGACTTCATGGTGAGCGAGACGCCGGCGCTGCCTCGATTAGCAGAAGTGTCGTAAACGCCACCATTGAATCCAAGCGGGTAGTGCGCGGTTCCAAGAGCGGCGAAGATTTGGCTGAGGTCCTTCAGGCTAGCCCCGCTACCCGTGGTGATGCCCGTGGCCGCGGCTGAGCTGCCATAGGATAATTTTGCGTACTTGGTAGCAATCTCCACCCCATTTTCTAGGATGCCCGTAGCCGCTGCCTGCGTCGTGCCCGCTACGTACGGATCGAAGATGGACGAAAGCGGCGTAGTGTTCTTTTGAATAGGTGAGGTCATGGCTCAGAGCACCTTGGCCAGCAAGACAGCGATCAGCAGACCGCCCAGCACCCAGCGCTCCAGGCACGCTCGGCGGCGCACCTTGTCCACTTCATTGGCCGCCCACTGCGAGAGCTCCCACGCGGCGCCTGCGTAGTTCACGCTGTAGCGAACACCGTCCTTGTGCTGGAAGGTGCTCACGTACTCCGAGCCGCCTGCAAGCAGCAGGGACTGCGCGATGGAGCCCCGGGCGTGCGCGCCAGAGTCCTTGTGGATGTAGCTAACGAACCCGGTGCGGCGGTGCAGCGGACGCGGCGCGACGGCCCTGACGTTCTCCTTAAGCCTGGCATCGGAACCCTGGAAGTTGCCCGTGCCCGCTGCGGTGAAGTTGCCGCGGATGGTCATTGAGCCAGCATTGGTCAAGTTCAGCGCTTGGTTCGCTGAACCGCCAACCGAGTCATACGTGTAAATGGAGTACGAGGCGTCGGCCTCAATGACTTCCTTGATTCGACCGATATTGTTGTTCCAGCCAAAGACGGTCAGAATCTGTTGCGTGCCAACGGCCCCCGTTTGTACCTGCACCGCTCCTGACAAACTAAGACTGCCAGTATTCGCGAGAACAACCTGCCCAGCGGTGCTTGCTGAGCCGTTGGGTCGAATGTAGACAGTGCCGGCGCCGTTCGGGCCGAGAACTAAGGCCGCGGTCGTGGAAAAAAGACCTTGGCCGACGTTTACAGTCGTGGAAAACGTGACTTGTCCGGTTGCACGATTGATAAAAAACGGGCTGTCAATGTAGGTTCCGGTATCGGAATACCTCTGAATGGCCAAGTTCGAGCCATTGTTACCGCCCGATTCGGCACTGTTGTCGCCCAGCTGCAAAACCCAGCGAAATGAGCCCGCCGTCTGCGAGGCGATGTTACTGACCTGGCCCGACGCGGACTTGTTCAGGATCAACTGGTTCCCATTGGCATTGATGGCCAGAGAGCCAGTCAAAGTTCCGCCACCCAGCCCTAGCTTTCCGTCCAGCGCCGTCTGTAGTCCGTTCGTCTTGGCAATGGACAGCGTACCGTCGGCGATGGCCGTGGTGAGCGTAACGTTGCCCGTGCCGTCGAAGTTGACAGCTGCGGTAGTGATGACGCCAGACAAGTTGAACGTACGCGCAGTGGCCAGCTTGGTCGCAGCGACAGCCGTACCGTTGATCGGCAGGTACTGGCCCGCGCCGCTGGAGCCGGCCGTGTAGTAGTTCGTACCGTCCGTGAAAACAACGGCGGCCTGACCCTGAGCGATGGTGATACCTGCGCCCGTCGCGCCCTGTACGTTGAGCGTGGCGCTGCTGCCCGTCGTGGCGTTGTTGACAAGGTACGAGGCGCCTGCGGTCAACGGCAGGCGCAGCGTCGAGGTCAACCCGGTGGCGTCTCCGGTGATTGAGATGAGCGAGCTGCCGAGCTGGAGCTTGCTCGGCGTGATGTCACCCGAAACGACAGCCAGCGATGCACTACCCGAGTTCGATCGAAAGGCAATCCACCCCGCGGCACCAGAGCTGTCCGGATCCGTCGTGTTGTCGTCGGTCGTGTTGATCCACAGCACGTTAGATGAGGCACTCTTGAGCACCGCTCCGGCCGGGTAGCCGCCGATGGACGCGGAAAACGCGCTGTTGTAGACGTACGTACCGCCCGCCTGTGCCCAGCGAAGCTCGTTGGTAACGTCGAAGAACAGACCGTTGAAGTCCTGTCCGTAGGGCGGAGTGCCGCCAGAGGCGATGGGCTGCATCGTCTCCGGAGGGAAGCCGATGTCGTAGGACGCGGCTCCCGGGCTGCCGGCCGGCTGGGTCGCCGGGATCGAGCGCTTGTTGCCCGACGCCGCGTTGGTGGCGAACGGAACCGGCTGCAGAGTGGGTATGTTGATAGCTTTCATGGTCGGTTCCTTACGGGTTGACGATAATGGTGACGTTGACGCCGGCTGGCCGAGGCATCAGCTGTGGCTGCTGGATGACTGAGGCCTCCCAAGGCTGAAGAGCGAAGTTGAACACGTACTGGATAGCCATGTTTCCGAGCTCCTCGACGTGACAGTCACCGCGCCCAGCAAACAAGAAGCTCAACAGAGCATTGACCGATGGCGCCGTGAAGCTGCTGATGTTAGCCAGGGCCTTGGTCATGATCAAGACCCGATAGGCGTCGTCGGTCAGGGTGTAGACGTTGCCGGTCCTGGGACCTGAGTAAAACGGCTCTTGATTGAACGGGTACGATCCAGGAAGCGCTTCCTCGAAGCCGAGATAGTCGGGCAGCGGCTCGATGACAATCTGCCTCGGCACATTGACGATCTTGCCCCAGATGTCCAAGCCAAAGCCCTGGGCCGTCTGTACGTTCCAGACGTAGTCGTAAAACGCATCGAGGTCAGCATTCGGATCGACCCACTGGTTGAAGTAGTCGACCAAGTCAGTGATAATCGGGCTGTTCGCATACTGACTCAGTAGCGTCGCCGTCGCGTCCAGGGAGTAGCTGCCGTCCGCTAATTGGACTCTCATGACAGCACCACCGAGATATTGGCCGGATCGAGTGTAGGTGATTGGTCGATGCCAACTGTGATCGACGTACCAGTAGGCGACGCAGTGGCGCCCAAAAAGACCGATAGAATCTCGACGTTCGGATCGACGCCGGCGATGCCCGGGTAGTAGCGGCCGGAGTAGATCGTGGCTCCGATGCGGGCGCGAGTACCTTCGTCAACACCGTTGAACGCATTCACGATAGCCGTCTTGATCAGATCGGTGACGTTCGAAACCATGTTCGGGTTGTTGACGATCGTGACCTGGAAGTAGATCGGTAGTGGAGTGGGAGTGACCCACTTGACGGTGTACTGTGGCTTGGGAGTCGAGTAGTTGTCGTCCTCGACAACGTAGGTCGTGGTGCCGTTGTAGTTGCATCCGAGCGACTTCTTGCTCCAGATGGCTTTGGCCACGTCGGCCACGGCGCCGCCCACCACGGCCACGTAGACCGAGTGAGCGGCAACCGGATAGTTGGTGGAACCAGTGTTCACAGCAGCGTCAGTCGGGTTGTCGATCACGTAGGCGTCTAGTACACCCTCGACATCGAGCACGGCTCCATAGATCGCTTGTGGAGAGTTGACGGCGTTGGCGGCCACCGAGTTCTTTCGACGGTTTTCGAAGTCTGCTCGGCTCTCGACGTTTGTGCCCACCACGCCAGGGGAGGTGTTCGAGATAGAGTCCCAACCGGTCACCGCCTTGTAGATGGTGTTCAGGGCTCCGATCGGACACTGGATGGGGCCAGTCGTCTGACACTGAAAGCTGACCGTCACCGAGCCACTCGACCCGATCGTGGCGTCTGCCAGTGATCGATAGACGTAGCCATTAGTGTCTTGGGCTAGTGATCCAGCCGGGATAACTGCTCCGACCAATCCGACGCAGATGGCCTGGGTAACTGTGCCCGACGAGGCGATCCGATCCAGAAAGTAGATTCGACCGATCGCGTCCTGCCAACGACCGCTCGACGTGTCAGGGTTGACCTGATTCACCATGTTCAGGATTTCGTTGTTCTTGTCGCCGATGATGGCGGTCGAGCTCTGCGCGAGCTGTCCCTGCGGCGAGCTCAAGCTGGGGCTCAGGTTCCCGCCAAACGCGGCTGCCTGGTCTGCCTGCACGCCAGCGAGGATGTCGGCCTCCTCAGGAAGGACGACTCCAGTCGGCGTAAACTGGATCTTGGGAACATTGGACGTCGTCATCAGAAGGTCACCTCGATGGGAGTGGCGCCGACCGCCGTCGTGACGTAGATCGTGCCTGTAAGTTTTCGGCTGGCCAGACCCAGATTCGCGACCGAGACACCGGTCACCTCAGGCACGGTCAGTGCGGCTGCCTGGATCTTGTTCTTCAAAAACGACGTGGCGGGCCGCTGGCCCAGAATGCTCTCGAAGTACGGAAGCCCCAGCAGCGAGTTGTACCAGCACTCGCCTAGGAACGTCCGTACGGCGCTGGCCACGTCCTGGGCGATCGATTCGTCGGCGTCGCCTAGCTGGATGTTGCCGAATGGATCGAGTGTCAGGTCCCAGTTGGTGTTGAGCTTGAGGGTCTTCATACCGGGGCTCCTGTCTGGCCGCTGCCAGTTGTGACGCCAGAATGCTTATGAGTATGGAGGCTGGTGCCTTCGCCGATCACATCGCCCTGAGCTGTGATCTTGCCGTCGTTCGTCTGGTCCCCTGTGATGTGAACTGGACCCTCCTCCTGGATGTCCGGCGACACCATCTTGAGCTGGGTCGAGGCGTCAATTTCCACACTCGGCGCTGACAGAAGGATCTTAGTGGGCGAGACGACCTCGATGCCTCCTGAGCTGAATCTGACGTACTGAGACGGAGTCCCGTTCAGCAGGCCTCCGAGGTACATGGCGTCGGCCAGAGAATGCATCCTGAGCGATCCTGGAGGTCCCTGGTCCTTCGCGGACACGACGGCTGACAGATCCCTGTCGCCGAAGACGGCGATGCCCAGATCATTGACCTTGGGGTCCAGGATGACTGCGTCGGTTCCACCCTGGATCCGGAGATAGGGGACGTTGTAGACGGGCGGCAGAGGTGTGACGTTCCCGATACCGTCGACCTGCTGGACCAGGGGCTGAATGTCCACAAACCCGACCGGCTCGAGCTCGCCGGCATTGGTCACAGCCAGCACCTTGACAATCGTCGCGGTTCGCAGCTTGGCGGCCGACTGCCGGAAGAAGAACTCCAGGACATCGAGCTGGCTGGTGCCGGCGCCCTGGCGCTGGGTGTTAGCTGGCTGCGTTGGCATTGTACTTGCTCACACCTAGTTGAAGTCGAGTGAACCACGGACCATTGGGCAGCTCGGCCGCCAAGTCGTGGGAGACGCCCCACACGTAGAACTGGCCGTTGGCTCCTGGCACGGGGGCTCCACCAGCGATCGGGTCGGGCGTCGAGGACGTGATGTTCACAGTCCGACCGACCTCGACCTCTGGGTTGAACTCAGAAACGACCTCGACGCCGTTGATGACGTACATCGGGTACCCAACCAGCCCAGTGTCTGGTCCGATGTTGATGACAGTCGAGTCGCGGCTAGCACCTGCGGGCCAGATAACAAGCGTATTGTTCTGGATGGAGTGGCTCACGTTTGCCGCTCGGCAGATGTCCTTGATCTGATCGATCGCGGTACCGCCTACAGCGTGGTTACTCAGCTTGGCATCGACGCCGGCGTTGAGGAAGTTCAGGTTGGCCGCCTTCGCGATGCCTTCAAGCATCGTCGAGACGTTCATCGATCCTTTGTAGCTGCTGGCTGCGATGGCGTTGTACTGGGCGTTTGCCATGGCTGAGGCGATCAGTGTAACTCCTACATCCGGCATGCCGTTGTAGTTCACGTTGCCGTACGTGATGCCGCCACTGAAGACCTGCGACATGCCCTTGCTGTCATCTCCAGCGAAGACGTTGATCAAGTTCCTTCGGAAGGTACCGGCGCTGAACCCCAGGGTCGATAGCTTCGCCATGTCCTGGTTCTTCATTCCGAAGATCGAGATCTCCAGCTGGGACATGAAGGAGCCCGTGCTGCCGGTGTAGCTGCGGATCGAGGCGATCGTGCGCAGCCCGCTCAGCAGGACCATGTTGTTACTTCCGTCGAACGTGTCGCCGTCGAGGGCCAGCTGGACATCGATCTTTCGCCTGATGAAGCTCACGAGTAAGTCTCCACTTCGGCGTTAGTCAAGTACAGCAGCTTCCACCTGGAGCCAAGACCGGTGTAATACGGATCGTCATCTCCCAGAGTATCGAGGAAGACGAGGTCACCGATGAAGCCAAGGTAGGCCAAGCGGACCAGGCGGACTCGGCGCAGACACAGCTGCCCATTCAGCACCGGGTAGCCGTTGACCGTCAGGTCCATGAACAGGCCGGTCGATTTCTGGTAGATCTCTATGAAGCAACGCTGACCTGCAAGATTAGCAGTCAGCGACTGAGAAGCAGTTGGTTGTAAGGTGATGGACAGCATCACTGAATCCCCCTTTGCAGAGCCAGGAGCTCGGCGGGCGTAGGCTGCGAGACTGTGGCTGTACCAGCATTTTTGGAGGTGGCAGCACTGGGAGAGGTGCTATTGACCTGCGACGCCGATGTGGTGACCGAGTACGTTGCCGATCCGGTCTCGCGTACCTCCTCAAAGACCACCTCGACAGTGAGCATGGTAGCGCCGTCTCGACTCGTACGCTTGTAGTCGTACGAGGAAGCTGTCATGTCCTCGTAGAACGCGTCCGGGGTCGCCACGTCGTACTTGTCGATGCTGGAGACCATATAGTCGAGCTGACGAAGGAAGTCGTCACGACTCATCAGCTTGTTCATGCACGTCAGCTGAATCCGGATCGACTTGGGTACCTGTACCTTGTTGTAAGTGGAGAAGGCGCCCTGCTCAACAGGAAACGTCGAGACCCTAGCCTCTCCCTTGACGGCAATCGTAGCGAAGCTGTCGGCAAGGATGGCCTCGTCAGAGGTCCCTGCCGAGTAAATCGCCCACTGGGTGTAGTGAGGAGCCAGGAGGTCGTAGAGCTCCGTGGCGCCAGCGATGAGGATGGCCTTGGACGCGTTGCTCATGTCAGTTCAATCCGGTGTCGACTTGGGCGATGAGGCCGTTCTGCTCGATGTCACGCCGCATATCGTTGGCGACTCCGACCCCGTTGGTTGCCGGGGTATGTACCTCGATCTTGCCGATGTGTGTTTCAGTTGTGTTGTTCACCGACGGACGAGCGCTGGCCACGTTGGATCCAGCACCGACTTTGATGCCTCCCAGCACTTTGCCTACGTAGGCCTGAGTCTCCTCGAACGGAGGCACGCCTCCATACTTCTGGACGTTGCCCTCGCCAGCGTTGTACGCGGCCACGGCTTTCGTCATATCCCCGTGGAACATGGTCTTCAAGTGGTCCAGGTACGCTGCAGCCGCGGAGGCCGACTTGGACGTGTCGTAGACATCGTCCCCGCGTAGCCCGTACTGAGCGGCGGTTGCCGGCATCATCTGAAACGGACCTTGGGCGCCCTTCGGAGACAGGAGATTCTTTCCGCCACTGGACTCAGCCATGTAGACGCTGTTCAACAGCCCGGCAGGAAGGTTGTGCTCCTTCTCCAGTCGAGCAAACAGCTCAGCATTGGTGGAAGCGGTCTTAGAGCGGCCAGCCTCCGGGTCTGCATTCGTGCCCTTGGAGTCCTTCTCAGTCCACTTCCCGTTCAGAATGTCTTTGGCCTGGGCTTCGATCGTGTTGAAGTCCATCTGATCGTTGTACGTGCGCTGCGCAAGCACAAGTGCAGCGCTCATGGCCGTGCCGAGGTAGCTACTCTTTTGCCCGTGGACCTTAGCCCACAGCGACGCGTTGTCCATGCCAGGAGCGGTACCAGTGGGACGCGCAGCCTCATCGTCATAGCTGCCATCGGCCCGCTTCTTCCCGCCTAACGTCGGCGAGTACACGATGCCGGCCGCGGCAAGTACACCTGCCAACGCGGTCAGATCGATGGCAGCAAGCGCGGTACCAAATGAGCTGATGGCGCTGGTTCCCATGCTGAGTTTGGGGATGGCGCTGATGATGCCAAGCAGCGGAGCCAGCAGCTTCAAGGACAGCGCAGCTCCGACGGCGATGGCCGCGACCTTCCAGCCGCCGAACTCCTCGATGACGTCTCCAACCTGGTCGACGAGCTTCTCCAGCTTGGACCCGACTGTGTCCCAATCAATCGAATCGAGCCAATTGGTGAACCGCTCGAGCAGCCTCTCGAGATGCGGAGCCAGGGCCGAGAACGCCGTCTCGCTTGCCGCCTTGAAGCGCTGCCGAATGTCTGCCCACTGCTTTTGAAGCTCTTGGGCTCGACGCACGCTTTCATCGGTGACTTTGGAGAGCTGAGCCGCGTGCTCCAGTCGACTCTGAAGCTCCTGAGGTCCGAGCTCCAGCTCGTTGAACATCGAACCGACGCCCAATTGGTTCGCGAGCCACATCGCCTGCTGGCGGGGTAGCTCCTTCATCCGCTTGGAGACGTTGATCAAAACGTGCTCATAGTCGAGCAGTCGGCCCTGTGCATCAGTCAGCACGACACCGTTGGCGCGAGCGGCGTCAGTGAATCCGCTGTGTCCCTTGATGGCGGCCTCAGCCAAGCCACCAGCTACGTTCTGCAGAGCCGTGAAGGCGTCGCTTGCCTGGCCACCGACCTCCTGGGCAACCAGGCCCCAGGCCTCGAGTCGCTTAGCGTTGATGTCGAGATTGTCGCTCAGGCGACCGAGCGCCGCCTGGCCTTGGATGTTGTCGACCAAGAACTGCTTGAAGCCCATCGTGGCGCCAAGGGCAGCCAGGAGACCAAGCACCTGGTTCTTGACGCCGTCGATGGCCTCGCCGGTCTTCTTCCAATTGTCCCGGTCCTTCTTGGAGTTGGCCTCGAGATCAAGAGACAGCTTGTTCTGATTCTCGAGAAGCTGCTTGTACTTCTTCTCGTAGTCGGAGTCGTCGAGCCCGAGCGTAACCACCAGTGCGTCGATTACGGTCGCGTTGCTCATTGCTTCGTCTCCTGAGTGTCAACTACGTTCTGGTTGTGCCGGTCGATCGTGTTGATCTCAAGCATCCACCAGAGATCTCTGGGGCCATACACTGTGTCTAGCTCGTGGAGCGTGGCCATCCGTGCCGAGACCACCGTTGCGATGGTCTTCGGCACGTTGGTGTACTCCGCTAGCCGGTCTTCGATTCCGCTGCCGCCGAAGCCTGCCCCGAGATCAAGGGCTTGACGGCCTTCAAAAAATCGAAGTGGAGCTTCAGCACATCCAGCCTCAGCTTCAAGCGTGTTCCGATCTCTTCGATGTCCGACTCGAGTAGGTCTCGCGAGTAGTTCTGGTTGTTCACGTCGGGGATGATCTTCACGCAGGTGAAGAGCTCTTCGAGCAACGGCTTGGCGTCCTTGAATGACAGGCTGCTGAGCGAGCTCAGGCCGATACGGGCGAGACCGGCGATGCCGAGGGACTTGAAGTCCTCCGGCACCGGAACCCCTGCCTTGGCCATCGACATGAACACCTGGATCGCCCAGAGTTCGGCCTGGGTGGCAGGCATCTCCGTCAAGAGAAAGATCTTTCCTTGATCTCGCCCTTCTTCCTCGATCTTGACGGTGGCAGTCTTGCGGGCCATATCAATTCGGAGCCTCGACGATGAGCTCCCAGGTGATCTCGTAGCGGCGCGGCTGCAGGATCTTCTTCGCGTCGGGGAACGGGGTCTTGGAGGTGAGGAAGCCCTTCGAGCAGATGTACTTCTTGCTGATGCTCGGCAGGATGATGGTAGCCGAAGCCACGGCCACTTCCTTCGTGACGCGCTGGTACATCGACCAGATGGAGAACAGATCGTTCGATTCGGAGTCGCCTTGCAGCGTGATCGTCATCTTGAACGGGTTGAAGACGAAGCCGGCGGACAGTTTGCCGTCCACGCCCATCAGGGTCTGGGCTTCTTCGACCGCGCCGACCATGAACGTGTCGTCGGTGGCGTAACCCTTGAGCAACTGGGGAGCCGGGATCGCCGGCACGACGGCCAGAGCGAACGACGAATTTGCAGAGGTGAGAGTGCGCATGGTTATTCGGCTCCCTTACTGGATTTCGATGGCGGCCATCACGATGTTCTGGATGCTTTGGCCGTCGGTGTAGTACAGCGTGATGGGCGGCGTTTGACGAGCCGCCCGGGCGGTGGCACTCGCCGGGTTGACCTGCAGGAAGAACCCGGTCGATTGCACGACGGACGCCGCATCGACGCCGGTCGCTTGGTTCAGCTGCTGCGCCTGGCTGGCGGAGAGCAGCACGCCGGCACGAATCGCTCCGAAGTTCTTGGCGGCATCGATCGGATCAGCGCAGGCCGCGTCCACCAGCGAGTAGCCGTCGGTGTTGTAAGGCACCGAACCGACCGACATGAGCAGGTTGAGCAGCGCCAGCTGCAGGCCAGCGCGCAGCCAGATCTGGTCGAGGTACGAGTCCAGCCACAGATAATCGCCGGAGACCGATCCGTTTTGCAGCATGTTGAACTGCTGGGAGCCGGTGCCGTAGATGCCGTAGAAGTTGTACCCATTGCCGAGCAGCGCCTGCGCGTCGGTGGCGTTGTCGACGGACGCGACCAGGCCGGCCTGCGACTTGAACGCCGCCGTCGAGCGGCCGTTCAGACGGGCGAAGTCGAGGCACGCCGCGTAGCTCAGCACGAAAGCTGCGTGGGTGAGGTCGCCGTAGATCAGCACCGTGCCGCTGTCAGCAGCCTGCTTGACCGCGTAGCCCCAGGTCGACGAGTTGCCAGCGACCTTGGCGTTCGGGTCCGAGTCCCAGCCGACGTAGGCGTACTGGTCACCCTGCAGACTCGTCCAGGCCGAGAACGACGTCTTGCCGGCCGTGTCCGGTTCGAAGACCGTAGTGAACAGGCTCCACGTGCTGTTGACATTGAGCAGGGCGCTCATAAACGCGCTCGGGGTCGCCGCGGCAGCACCCTGGGACACGACTGCACCGGCGACCTGGGTCAGCTTGAGTGCCGTGGCCAGCGTACCTGCGGTCGCATAGCCGGCAGTCGTGGTGACGCCAGCCGTGCTGGACACGAACTTGAACGCGTCGAGCTGCGAATCGTAGACAACCGAGAAGTTCGGCGAAGTGAAGGCTGCCTGGATGATCGTGGCCGCGTTGGAGAAGCTGGTGGCGGCCGACAGATCGACCGAGGACGACGTATTGGCCACGCCGTCAATGGTCACGGAGATCGTGCCGCTCAACAGCTTGAGCTGGTCGATCGTCAGGCCCAGTCGGGCGCCGCGCAGATACGCCGCCACGTCGGCCGACGGGTACTGGGCGAAGAGCAGGCTGCTCGGCGCCTTGGAGGCATTGGTCGGTCCGGCGAAGTACACCGATGCGACCTTGACGTATTCGTCGGACGTGTAGCCGAAGTACTTGCCGACGTCGTCTGCGGTCGCGAACGAGATGGGTTGGTCGATCGGAACACTGGTGGAATTGGTGAGAACCAGACCGATCAGGCTGCTCAGGGACCCCGCCGCAGCGAGGACGCCGGGGTTGACTTGGACCAGCTGCGAAACGGGAATCGAGCGCATGGGTTTAAGCTCCGTGGTACGTGGTGTCGACTTCAACGAGCTCGACCTTCAGTTCAGCGGCGAAGTCGAGCGGAGTGGTGATGGTTGGGTTGAACTGGAAGCTGGCCTGCAGGATCCAGCGCGATTGGTACTGCTTCTCGGCGTTGATCATCGCTCCATTACGTGGTTCGTCTGCATATAGCGGAGCGATGCTGTAGCCGTTGTCTGCGAAGTAGCGGCACGTGTAGTCAGTCCTGACCAAGTTGCTCACGATCATCGAGTTCTGCTGGGCACTCGGGCCATAGAAGTCGAGCTGAACATCCCAGCGGGTGCTGGTCTGGTTTTCTTCGATGCCCGGGTTGCCGCTTCCAGCTTGCCACGACGAAACGCTGGTCGCCAACTTCGGGGTGACAACCGTGGTCATCGTCACAAAGTCCCCATTGGGCATGGGAACACGGTTCTGCTGGCCCTGTACGACGGTGACTCCCGTCGGCAGAACAGCGAGAAGGAAGTTGCCCAGCCACGTCATCAGCTGGGTTTCAGTGATGTCGACCGTCACGCTCATGCCGGCACCTGCAAGCACAGGATAGCCTTGCACCAGTCATTCCACTGCTCAGCAATTGCGACGACCAGCCACTCTTGGCCGTTGATGATGAAGATGTCGCCGCCGGTCTGCGTGGCCCGGTCAACGCCCTTGACGATGCCGTTCAGATACACAGTCGTGAGGGCGCCCTGGAGGTTGAGCGCGTTGGCCTGCTGTAGGTCCTTGTACGTGAGCTCCTGCTTTTGGACCTGGACATCAACGGGGCCTGCGTACGACGGCACCTGTTTGAAGTCCGCAGACTGAGTGAAGCCGGTCGACCGCTTGAGCTGTACTGTGATGAACGGATTGACGGCGCCGATGGCCCCGGAGACGATCCCATGCAGGTTCATTGCTGGTCACCCTTCTTCAGGTCGTAGTCCACGCTGTTGAGCATGTGCCCGGTGTCGATCAGCGGTTTGTCAAAGCCCTTAGCTGCGATGGTCGACTCGGCCAGCTCAGGCGCCACAAAGTCTCGGATCGATTGCTGCAGCTCGCCCTTCACCATCTCTCCCATCAAGCCAAGCGATTGATCTAGGTTGTATCCGGTTGCTTTCAGGATCTTGCCAAACTTGACACCCCAGCCAGGGGCCTTCTCAGCCAGCATGATACGGAAGAATGCTCGGGGCGGACGATTCTGACCAGGGTCTCCAAACTCATTGGCGGCAGCGACTAAAGCGACTGGGGTACCATCGGGGTAGGTCGCATTCTCAAGGAAGCCAGTACGGAGAACCGTGCCGACGCCGATCCTCTTAGACAGATCCTCCAAGTACGCCTTGAGACGGTCACCGCCTGTCATAGAGGACTTGGTCATAGAACTACCCGCAAGGAGGAACGTAGCGGAAGCGGCGGAGAGGCAAGGTTGCGGCCCAGTACTGAGCGCCGTACTTCGTTTGGTTGAACCAAGCCGCTGAACCAGCAACCGGCATAGCGTCGGTGGTCACCGACACTGAGCCCTCACTGGCCTGGCTGATCCGTCCCACCAGCTGCGACGGTGCCTGGCCGTTGCTGCCCGAGTAGATCTGGGCGAGGTGGGCAACGATCATGTTGAGCAACAGCTCTCTGAAGACGAGGTTCGTAATTGGGCTTGCATCGGTATTGTCCAGGTAGAGCGTCGCCTCCGTGAAGTACGCGGTCAGGGTGTCATTGGAAACCGTGACGAATTCCGGGTACCGAGCCTTGAAAGCAGTAGGATCGAAGGCGACGCTGCCCATGGCTTAGTCCTCGGTGCGCTTCTCGACGTTGGCCGCCGGCTTGGCCGGGTCCACGCCTTCCAGACCCGACTTCACCTCGGACTGTTCGTCGGCCTGCGCCTCAGCGGAGACCACGTCGCCCTGCACGAAGATCAGCTCGGCCTTGACCGGATGGAAGTTCTTGTGCTGCTTGAACCACGCGTCGGAGAAGTCCTTGTCGACCGGGGTCAGGCCGTAGCCACCCACGACGCGGGAGCTGTTGGCGCCCTTGAACAGCACCTTGGTGTTGCCCACCTGGGCGATGAGGCCATTCGGCAGCTTGCAGCCCACGTACACTTGCTTGTTCTCGGCCATGTTCGTATCCTCTTTGCTGAAGAGGCCCTCGACATTGCGCCGAGGGCCTTGAGTTGATGAACCAGTCAATTGGCGCTTAGACGCCGATCATGCTGGCGATGGCGAGCGGGTAGCGGATGATCGAGCCCCAGGTACCGGCCGACTTCTTCTGCTGGAAGCTGGAGAGCTTCTGGATCACCGGATGTGCGCGCATCTTCTCGGTGAAGCCCACGTAGCCGACCGACTGGCCGTCGACCTCGTCCGCGATCAACTGCACCATCTCGCCGCCCGTCGTGCTGTACTCGACCGCCGTCTCGAACCGCATGTTCGGGAAGTTCTTCTTCAGCTGGTCGTACACGTTGACGTTGTACTGGTTGGTCTTGGTCAGGTTGACCGAGATCGTCGGCGACATCGCCAGGCACATCTTCGCATCGGCCTCGAGCACGCCGCCCGACTGGGAGACCAGCTGGGTGAAGATGGACTGGATGTCGGTGTAGATCGCGGCCGCGTCCTTGGTCGACCAGGCGGTACCACCGGCCGGCGCGATCGAAGCCGACAGCGACGGGTCGTTCAACAGGCCGTAGTTCTCGAGGCCGGCCACACCGAAGAACGCGATCTTGTTGGCCGCCTTGTTGATCGTCAGGGCGGACGCGATGTTCAGCCGCGCCGCGTAGTCGATCTTGGCCTCGCCGGCCATGGCCAGCTCGCGCTCGCCCCACTGGGTGACGGTCTGGAAGTGGTACGACTGGCGCGGCACCCAGTTGATGTTGGTGCTGCTCTGGCCGTTGTTGCTGTAGTCGCCGTACGAGCTCACCTCACCGGTGGACTCGGCGATCGGGAACTGCGCGGTCTGGGTCGTCCAGTCGCCCTTCTTCGCCTCGCCGAGGATCGCGGCCGCCTTCATCGGGGAGACGAGGACGGTGATCATCTGCGGGTCGACGAAGTTCGTCAGGAAGCCCGGGATGCC